ACCCGAATAAGAAAGAAAGCCGGCAATCAGCCGGCGTTCCGCAAAAGTTTGTGGATATTCCCCAAGATTCCGGCGCTGAGGGCTCTCTACGCCTGTCTGAGTCGCTTTAGGGGATTGGCAAGGGGTTTTCCCCTTGCCGGTGGCTCGCCCTTGGTCTAGTCCTGATCAGGCTGCAGCGCTCGTACTCTATCCGCAAAAACGATACTTATAACCCGCGCACTTTGCGCGGTTTTTTGCGCAAATTGCCCCCTGTCGACCGCTTTTCGCTTTTCAGCGTGTAAGATTCCCCGCAGTCGCTCGGGGCAGATTCTGAGCCCCTCCGGCGATACTAGATCACGTCCTGCGAATCGCCATCCTGCCCACTCGTTGACCAAACTAAAATGGCCAAGCAATCGCTCGGCCATTTGTCTTTTCGCGCACCAGTTCATTGGTTCGCCCATTTTTACGCAGGGCGGGGCGTCAAGTTGTTTTCTGTCCATAGGGTTTGCATTTTAGAGAAGCAATCCTGAATAAAGCTGAATAGCAACCGTACATAATATACAGAGTGCGGTGTATATGCGAAGTAGTCTTTTCTCAAGTCCTTGATTACATTGGGATTTGCCGTAGCACCCTGAACAAGCCAAAGCGTGAGTACTACGGCTGCGAATCGCTTTGAGAGTTTGACCAGTACGCGCTGAGAAGCGCCTGTTTTCTGTTCGGCGTAGGCTTCCAAGATCGTCTTTACTGGGTCCTCGCCCAGGTCGTGCGCCATCTTCTCGATGTACTCCGGTTCGCCGTTCCGGCCATCTTTCCAAAATTGCACAGTCTGCGCACTCACGCCCAAGGCAAGTGCTGCTTGTCTGTATGACGGGTACTTTTTCGCCGTCTTCCAACGCTCGAATAAATTAAATGTTGCGCTCATATACAAAACCCCTTGACAGACTGTCTAGACCCATTGTAACGTCATATCTGTCTAGGGGCATTGTATATGTCCTAGAGTTCACCGGCGCAGCTTCCTGACCGGCCACGTCCCGAGAACGTGGGGTAGGGGGCAATCAATAACTACTCGGAGTTATCCGCATGACAAACCGTCAATTAATCCAAATTCTAAGCATCCCTGTTGCTCCTGTCGTGTCGCTGATTTCCATAATCGCAACCTCAGGAGCCTTTTTTTATGTTGCACTCTAAAGCCTCGCCAATCACTTATGCGCCGTTCCACCTCGCGCAGCGTGATATTCTCGTTTCGAACATCACTCATCATCAGGCGATGATTCTGTGCGTTATTCCTCCCGCATATGGATTGCCAGAAACATACCGTTGTCGTCCAATTTCATATAAGGGCGTTGATTTCTTCGTTCCGGCCTCTTTTATCGTTTCATCTATCGATCATCAAGGTGACGGCTCGGAATATTTCGCGCCGCTCAATAACGCAGCGTCTCGTCCTGTCCAGCTTTCTTTGTTCCAGGTGGCCGCATGAACGCCCCTGTAATGGCTTTGCAAAGCTTTTCTACGGCTACACCGCACCATAGCTTCGGGGCTAGTAGTAACACAGCCCAAAAGGGTCAATTGGCTAAGCCGCTCATCGATTGGGTAACTGTTTCTTTTCCTGCCGATGCCCTGAAAAGGTCGGGGGATTACGCGCTAAACCGCTTTGTCATGGAATTGTTCGGCTTTTCCACTTCCGTAGTCATGACTCAATTTCAGGAAAAGGCATGGAATTGGTGCCCATGGTCTGCACAGATCATTGACGAAAACTCCAATTCCTGCGGAAAAGTCGGGGAACGCCTGGACGGTTCGTTCCTGATTTCCATCTCCGGCCACGGTTGCCAATACGTTTCTGATTGGCAAAACGTGACCGACACAATCACCGAACTTGGCGGCCACATTAGCCGGGTCGATATTGCCGTCGATGATCTGGCCGGTGATGTGTTCTCTGTCGATCAGTTCAAAACCGCCTGGCAGAATGACGAATTCACTACCAATGGCCGCCCACCTCAAGCCCGATTTATAGACGATATGGGCTCAGGTAAAGGCTGTACGCTCTACATAGGCATGAAAGGGCACAAGGAATTGTGCATTTATGAAAAGGGCAAGCAATTGGGCGATATGGACAGCAAGCACACGCGCTGCGAGTTACGCCTTTTTGCCAATAAGCTTGATTTACCGGCTGACATTCTCGTCAATCCTGCGCCGTTTTTCGCTGCGGCTTACCCGCTTCTGTCCGAGTTCATTGAGGGCGAAATATCGCGCCTAGAGGTCAAGCAACGGTGCGTGGACGCTTCCGCTGCCGGTATGGTTCGCTTCCTGCGCACACAAGGCGGCAAGGCCATTAATTTGGTTTTCGATGCCCTGGGCGATGAAGCCGCCGAATACTTCGTTTCAAATATCTGCCGCGATGGTCGCCCTGGCAGATTTAAAGCAGTTTCCGGCGATCTGGTCGAACACTTCCGCAACTCCATCAAAAAGGAATAAATGTCATGTCACATATCAAAATCAACTCTGTTCAAGTCACCTCGAAAACCTTTAATAAGGACGGAAAAGATAAAACCCTCTATTTCCAGCGCGCTCTGCTCGTTCGTACCGATGGCGTGGTTCTTCCTGCTGATCTTATGTTGAAATCAGCCAATGAAGCCCATGCAATCGGAGAATATGAAATTTCCGAAGATAGTTTTAATGGCGGTCAATTCGCCGGAACTATCCAGTTCCGCCTTACCCTGGGCAATCCGATTAAAGCCGCTCGAGCTGCCTGATCGTGATAACTCAACAGTGCGCACCGCCGGACTATGATGCAAGTACCTTTACTTGCTCGGCGCCGTACTACGCAGAATCTGAGTCAGTATTCGATTCGCTGACGCTAGAGCAAGCAAACGATTTAGCCCTCGCTATTGCAGGTCTATGGGCGGTTGCTTGGATTTACCGAAGAATCATCCGCTTCCTCAACCAAAGTTAAAAGGAGTTTTATCATGTTCAATAAAAACTTGGCCGTTCTGGCCGCCGGTTTTGCCACCGTTCTGGCTACCTCGTCCGCTTCCGCCGCTGTGGACGTGACCAGCACCGTAACCGAAATCGGTGGCGCTACTGCTCCGATTGCTCTCATCGGTGCTGCCGTCCTCTCCGTGATGGTCGGTCTGAAAATTTACAAGTGGGTTCGCCGCGCTCTGTAAATCAATCGGGGGAGTTCACACTCCCCCCTTTGTTTGGAGTTTCTTATGATTGCCTCTTTTCGTCTACTTCCGGAGATTCCCCTCATGGCTTGGCTCTATCTGTTCGCGTTCATGGCCGCCTTGTGGCTTATCTTTGAGGCCGATTAAGTGCGTATTCTGCTCGTTCTCCTGATCTGCGCCTATGCGCTTTTTTATGCGCCTGAATCTAAGGCTGTATGCCAAGTATCCTCAAACAATGCCACACCGGCCACGCTTTCTACCCATACTTCGATATGGTGTACAACTCAGGGTGAAGCATATTCTGCAATGGCAAATTTTAAAAATGCCGTTCTGAATTACAATGAGCCACCTAATTATGCCTGTTCAACTCAACCGCCTATTGAATCCGGCGTAGGTGCTTATACAACCAATTTTAATTTCTGCTATAGCAATTTGACCACGATCAGCGCGGTCTATGGTCGTACGGCTTCGTACCCTAGTGGAAATACCTGTGCTAACGCTTCACCCATTACCGGCTCTGGTCAATTCTCTGCCGGATTAGATGGCGATATACGCTGCTCTGGTGGCTGTAAGCAAACACTCACTCAAACGCCTGAAATCTGGACCTGGAATAATACCGGCTCTGTATGTGCTTCCATTGATTGGGGCCCGGCTTCATGCCCTGCAAATTATTCATACAATCCAACCTTTGCAACATGCCACCCTTTGCCACCCGATGCCGATGGCGATGGCGTACCCGATGACACAGACGTATGGCCAACAGACCCGACAAGGACTCTCGATTCCGATAACGATGGCATAGCCGATGAATTTGACGCGTTGCCGAACGACCCAGGCGAATCCGCCGACACGGATGCCGATGGCGTAGGCGATAACGGCGATTTTAACCCAACCGACCCCGATAACGGTCTAGACGCAGGAACAGGTAATGAGACTGATAACGCAAGTTCTGGTGGCGGTAACTGCGCTACTCCGCCTACTTCAAGCGGTGACGCGATCACGGCGATGATCGCATTTCAGACTTGGCACACGCGCTGCCAAGCCGAAGCACTCAACGAAAAACAGACTGCTACAAACTCCAAGCTTGACGGCATCCAAGCCGCCATTGAGGCTCAAGGCCCGAATTCTACCGGCACCGGCTCAACGATCGACGGCGATGTGTCCGGCATGGATACTGCCACCGGCACCGAGGGTATTACCGGCGGAACCGGCAATGTTGAAAGCCTCGTAAATGATGATTCCAGTTTTGATGATTCCGGCTTTTTCGGTGGCGCTCGTTCCTGTCCGGCCATGCCGGTTATCGAGGTCATGGGCTCAACGCTCGATTTCAATAACGAAAATGTTTGCCTGTACTTCGAAATAGGTGCCGCCCTGGTACTGCTCATCGCTTCTATCGGTGGTCTCCGAATCATTGCAGGGGGTGTCTAATGCCTGCGATTATTGCCGCGCTGCTTGCCGCCCTTTCTCGCTTGGTCTCCAGTAGGGCAGGGGCTTGGTTTCTGTCCGCGCTCGGCTTTGCCGGTTTAAGCATGGCATCTCACTCGTTCGTTGTCACTCCGCTCCTCGATCAGATTATTTCCTATGCCGGTGCTACCGGCGATGCAATTCAATGGCTCTCGTTCTTCAATTTCGACAAAGCAATCACCATCCTCGCGTCCGCTGTTACCGTTAAATATTCCATGCAAGCCGGTAAAGCATTTTTTAAAAAGGTGTAATGTATGCCAATTCATTTAATTTCGGGTCTGCCTGGCAATGGCAAGACCGCACTCGCTGTTGAACATCTGCTCCAACAAGCCGCCAAAGCCGAACGCCCTTTGTTTGCCTTTGGCATTGACGGCCTCAAGCCCGGTCTGGCTACTGTCCTTAAGGACGTTACCCAATGGAACGCCGAAGACCCTGACGGCGACCCGACCTGCGATTGCCACCAAGATGGCAGACTGCATGCCCATATCATCCCTGACGGCTCCCTGATCTACGTTGATGAGGCTTGGAAATGGTTTGGCCATCTGCAGGACGCAACCCGACAAGCTACTCCTAAGCACGTCCTCGGCCTGGCTGAACACCGGCACAGGGCAATTGATTTCGTTTGGACTACGCAAATGCCGTCGCAAATTTACCCATTTGCCCGGGCTTTGATTCAAGATCATTGGCACGTTGTTCGCCGCTTCGGTACTCAGATGATTGACGTTTATAAATGGGGCGAACTCAACGAAGACGTGAAATCACAAGCCAAGCGTGAAATGGCAATGAAAGAAACGCGCACGCTGCCCAAGGCTTCCTTTGAGGCTTATCAAAGCGCCACGGCTCACACGATTAAGGCCAAAATACCGCTCAAGGTGCTTATTTTGCCGGTCTTGTTTGTCCTGGGAATTGGCCTGGCATTTGCCGCATATAGCTACCTCAAGCCGGAGAACATGGGCAAACAACACGCCGCTACCGTTTCAGACGAGACAGACGCGCCGCAAGGCGCGGCGGCTCGCAACACCGATAAAGGCAAGTCCTTTACATCTTCCCTGCCTGATCTGCTCCGCGCTCAAACGCCGCTCATCCCTAGCCAACCGTGGACGGCCCCGATGTATGGCGAACTGAAGCCCGAAACCATGCCCATGGTCTACTGTATGGCCGGTGATGTGGACGGAGTGAATCCAAGCTGCCGATGCTTGACGGAGCAGGGCACCTCGTACCTGATGCCAATTCAGCAATGCAATGCTATTGCACGAAATGGCCTGTATAACCCGAATAAGAAAGAAAGCCGGCAATCAGCCGGCGTTCCGCAAAAGTTTGTGGATATTCCCCAAGATTCCGGCGCTGAGGGCTCTCTACGCCTGTCTGAGTCGCTTTAGGGGATTGGCAA